GTTTACTAAAGAGGAGCAAAAAACACCGATCCAACTCTGATGTCAGACCGATGTTATATAGTGGGCTGTTGATTACCTAAGTTTATAGATGACGACAGCCAGCATTCCTATTGTGATCAATTCAGGGATCGACACAGGAAATCCAGCCACGATAGACATAGGATCACCTTCCTTTCTGCTGAGGGGAATTACTTGAAGTAGTTCGAGACGTTGAAGCCAGGGCATGCTTTTGGTGCATACTGGTTGTGCCCCGAGACCTTAGTGATCGGGTAGGTGTTCGTCAGATCTGCAATGAGTTGCTGGAGTGACGCCATCTGCTCGGGCGTAAAGTTCTCACTGAAGCGGTCATTGGATGTCGAGCCGAAGCCCCCAAACAAAGCGATACCGCAAGTGTTCTTGTTGCGGCCCTTAGTGTGGGCACCGTTGCGTTCCATAGATCGACCTTTAGTAATCTCACCGTCTCTATCGATGGTGTAGTGGTAGCCTATGTCGCTCCAGTTACGATCCTCGACGTGCCACCGTCGTAACTCCGCTGTCTTCTCGGAAGCTGTCTTGTCTTTCCACCAGCCTGGGCGTGTAGCCGTACAGTGGATGATGATCTCGTTAACTGGTCTCATTGGGCTTCTTCCTTTTGTAATCCCAGAGGCGGTATAGGTTGACGATGGTGTTGATGCTGACCATCGAAAACAGACTGAACCATTGCCAATCCATTAGGCTTTCCTTCGTAGGCTAGAGAGTGCTGACATGAGGCCCCTGCCCATCTCACCTGGTGAAGGCAGTAGCCATCCCAGGATCAGCGCAATGATGACCCAGGGTGGTATGTCAGTGTTCTTGATGTTGATGCTTTCGACGTCTCGGGTTTGAACTGTGTCTGTCAGTTCAGTGACCTCGATGTCGCCGTCTTCTGTTCTTATGTTCGACTGGTCGTTCACCACTTGCTGGTTGGCTTCTTTGGCAAGCTGCGTGCCGACAGCGGTCACAGACGGACCACCACCGCCAGGCATGAGCCAGCCAGGGATGCCAGAACAGGATGCAAGGGTGAAACTCAGGACGACCAGGACTAAGGCCCTAATAGTCATCCTTCCGAGTTGCGACAGCTGATGACTTGGTCACCTGGGCTGTCGAGAAGCCAAAGTAGGCGCCGACCAGGGCACTGAGGGATCCATACATCATCATGAGTACAGCGTCGGCCTCAGCCATCCTGGCGGGGTCTATAAGCACTGCGATGGTAGACACAATCATCATACCCAGCGCAGTCCAGGCCATCCGTCGTTTGTTCTTTTGATACGTGTGTTTGTCGGGGATCATCTCGTTCATATCTGAGTTATCCTTTATACCAATAGATCAAACCAGCGAGGGAGCCGATGCACAGGATGACACCCAAGAAGATACCGCCAGCTGTCGCTATGTTCTCCAGCATCTCTTCGCGTTCTTTCTGGGCTTGCCGTTCTGCTTCTTTGCGTCTTTTGCGCGCATCAGCACAGAACTTTAAGAAGTCGCCGTGCAACCCTGGCCTACCCATGTAAATCATCATTTGTTTAAGCTCGGCCTCAGCTTCCTTCATCTTCTCCAAGGCCATGAACTCTTCGAGGTCCGTCTCCATTCGAGCGTTGAACACTGAGTTCTTTTTCTTGGACAGGCGTTGTTGCATGGCGTCCTTGTTGTCCACCATTTTGCCTATCGCCGCCGCAGCTGAGGCTATATCCCTACCAGCACTAATGGTTGCCTTCACGGTAGCGAAGCCAGCGTTAAAGGCGGCGAGTTCTAGTAGCATTGGTTCGTCTCCTAAGCTCTCCTTAGGTTACGAAACTATTGTTGTGTGTGGCTGTCTCTCTGACGTTCCATCATGTATTCGACGGCGTCTCGGATTGCCTTGATGTTCTCGTCGATACGCGCCAGTGAAACTTGCTGTGTCTGTACAACGTCTTCAAGTTCACTGACACTTATCTCTAGGACCATGATGTCGCGCATGTTTTGCTCAATGTCTGACATCATCATACTGACGGTCCAAACTATGGCCCCCGCTTGAACGAGGAGGCCAAAGATTAGCGTAATAGGCACTGACTTAGACAGGTGCCAACTGTCTTGCTGTTGGTCTGACATGGTCGTTACCAACCAGAGCCTTCAATAAAGGCTTCATCAGCATTCGCCCAGTTAGGACGACCGCTCAACAATTGCTCATGGTATGTGGAACCAAAATTAGTTGAGATTGCTACAGCACTTGTGGTCAATTGCGTCCCACCTTGCGGATGTCTTGCAACTTTACCCCAACTGCTAGAGCCTGTATAACCAGACCAATAGACGTTATCTTCAACGCAACGGATAGAATTAACGTAATCTGGCGTATAGGTACTATTGCCTGATATTGCGCTGTTTCTGTAGATTGTAGAGCCGCTTAAATAGATACGCTCGACCCTGTAGTTTCCAAGCGAAACATAGATGTTGCCATCTCGACCAACATCCATACCGTGTACTGAACCCGCAATTTGTGCATTGGATGACGACACAACATTCAATTGATGATTTAGTAATTTGTACGAGCCACCATCTTCGGCCCAAAGTACATAACCATTGGGAAGCTGCGTCATAGCACCATAGGCAATACCAGATGAGCCTTGAACATACGCAAAGTTTCCTGATGTATTCACAAGAAATTCTTGAGGTGCGGAACCTTGCGCTGATGAAACAATTAACCTTGCGCTTCGATTATCGTATGGCCCCAAGTTATTATCTGTGTAGAGAATATTTGAACCGCCCGAATAATCAGGTGGGCTAATCATAAACTGGATGTTGTTCGTTTGGGTTCCACCAGAGTATGTGTCGAGGTGAGTTACTGAACCATTGCTGTTTAACCGATAGGATTTAATCTGATTATTAACGTTGTCAGAAATTACGATAATGTTATTTCGTAAGGTACACATGGCTCTGTGGTTGCCATACCCAAGGGTTGTTTGGTTCCAATCAGCAAAGTTATTTATCTTAGCAGTCTTTAGTTCACCACCAAAAGCGGTATAGAGCCAAGGCACACCATCTGGAGCAATAGCAATGTCGCCCATAGTTGCAGGAAAGTTTCCTGCAGAGCGTATGTTATTAGAAGATTGAAGTGCTGCACCACCTGTAAAGTTGGATAAATTTACCTCATATGCTGCATCTTCTAATATTGAAAATAGACGATTGGGTTCCCCTGGCAATTCGATACCACCGCCAGCATATCGACCAAAGCCTCTCACAGACCCACCGCCCAATGAGCCAAGCATAGGCGCATACAACGGCCTTTTCTTAGGCATCCATATAGTCATGATGCTCTCTCCTATGCTTATGCGAACTGCGTTTGTGACGCTAGAACAGTGAATGTTGCATCGGCAGTCTTAAGAATTGTGAATGTATACACGTCAGTGCTTGAAGCGTTCCCAGCGGTAGGGGCAGAACCACCTTGCCACTGTGGTGTGACTGAAGCCCCATCTACCTGATAAGCGTTCAGGTAATAAGCAGTTGCACCCTGCGTTGCTAAAACGGCACAAGTGACTGATTGACCAATCGCTAGATTGGCGTTCACGTTTGTGAAGTTAATCGTTCTGTCTGCAGTTTGTGCTGTTGTTAGCAGAAGAACGCCGTATGCATTTGTTTCAAAGTTAAGCGTTCCAGTTGTTGACGCTGAACTATTGAACTTCTCATAAACTTCCTCAATATCTAAAGCACCATTCACGACAACTGAAGGTGCTGTAAGACCACCAGTCATAGTACCACCAGTCACTGGCAGTTTACTTGCGATATTGTTTGTGACTGTCGTGCTGAAGTTCGGGTCGTCACCTAGAGCCGCCGCCAGTTCGTTCAGAGTATCCAAGGTCGCTGGTGCGCTGTCCACAAGTGCTGCCACTGACGTATCAATGTCTGCTTGGGTAGCAAAACCAGAGGCTGCGGCTTGTACCGCTGCGACTTGGGTTGTACCTTCGTTTGTCACTGCGGTGACTTGAGTTGTACCTGCTGCTGTCACTGCGGCGACCTGTGTGTCACCCTCAGTAATTATGTCTGAGACGGTTGAGGGGATGTTGAGTGCTTCAATAGCCTTACCGAGGTAGACTAAGTCCTTAGCCTCACTATTAGAAGCAAGGGACTGCGCTCGGGTATCAATAGCCGAGATAAGCGTACTGAAGTTAGTGTTTGTCGTAGGCATCCGTTAGACTCCTAATTCTAAGATGACTTCGTCCTGAAGGTCACTGATGACGTTCCGAAGACTGTTTTCGTTTTCATAAGTCGCCTCGTTCTTGTTGAAGTCAGAGGTACTTGTTTCTCCTGAGATTTCAGACAAAGAAATCTTTTCGTCGCGAAGGAGATCCGCGAGTAGACGTGCTTTAGACATAAGTCACCTACTTTGGAGTTAATGTTATGTTTCGGATTTGACCGTCATAAGGCTGAGTCCAGTTAGGATCATTGTCCTGTGATTTACCTATACCAAGGTTCATTACATCCCACTGAATACCTCTGGAACTATAGCCAGTACTTGTACCCTGTGACACACCATTAATACTTGATGATATGGTATCGCTAGACAATCGGACTTCTATTTTAACAGTATGCCAAGCGTTTGTAGTAAATGGATCAGTAGCATAATAACCATAGGCACCAATACCATCACCCGCTACGGCAACTGAGGGATTATAGATACCAAACAAGAAACCATGTTCTTCATTGTAACCGCCGTTGTTCAATACCCAAGGGTTGCTGGTAGTATCACGCGGGTACAATTCAAACTCTAAATCAAAGTCAGCAAGAGTACCAAGGCCAACATTTAGAGTCGTTGGGGAATTCTGGCTATTATTGAAGTTGTAGGTGTTCGTATTGGTGTATGGTGCCAATCCTGTGCCGACAATTAGACGTTCTTCATGTAGATATTCCACCTCTGCAAGGCTTAATGCTCTATCAAAGACACGCACTTGGTCAATGTAACCATCAATGTTCTGGCTACCTGAGAAACCCCCATAGGGGTGAAAAGAGTCAGGCTCATGGCCTAACAAAATGTCTACATTGGAACTGTCTGTAAGCCCGACTGGCTGATTACCTACAGAAGAAGCACTGGTAACAGTTTTCACTAAGTTTACCGATGAACCGTTTAAGTACATCTTATAAGTATTAGCCACAGCGTCAAAAACGTGAACACCTTGATACCACTGACCTGTGTTTATTTGGATGTTAGTTTCGTATCCTGTATCAAGTGATGTAGCGTTACTTCTGCCTTTACCATAATATCTGCCAGAACTATTTGCCAGTGTGTGAGCAACTGTTATGGCACCTTCACTGTTAACACTTGTTCCTGAAACCATCATTACCACAGGCTGAATACCAGTAGACCTTGCTCCAGCAAGATAGAACCAAGCAGAAATAGTGTAAGAACCATTACCACGGCTTAAATCCAGACCTTCTGTGTAAATGTAGTCCCCAGTTGATCCATTTGGAATGAAGAACGAATGTGTACCCCACTTTTTAACAGACCCAGCTTGACCACCAGATACTACATTAGATGTAAAGTTGTTTTCGTAACCTAGATCAGACAGGGTATCCATATTCATACAGGAGATGCACGATCCATCACCAAGTATATCTAGTGTATTTATTGCAGACCCTACTGCGCCAATAAGGGCAACACCACCGCCCCTACCGATAAAGAAGTTTGTAGGTAAACTCATGTGTCACCTTCCTTTATACCGTGTAGCCACTAGCAGATGCCAAAGTCGTCACACCGTTCAGGCATGTGAAAGACACAATCCAGTAGCGGTAGTCAGACCATGTTGGCTCAGTTGCATCAGGCCACTTGATGTCAGCGTTCCAACTCGGAGTGTACGCAGATGCTGTAGTGTCCAAGACCATCATGGATGTCTTACCAGCCGCTAGGTTTGTCGCTGTGAACGAAGTTGCCGCAGTCATCGTCATGTGCGTCATCGGGTTATTCATGTCGAATGTCTGGGATGTCGCTGCCGCAGATGTACTTGTGACCTCTGGGTGTAGGTTGGTGTAGGAACCACTGACGTTACCGCTGACTGATAGGTCACCAGTGACTGCCGCACCATTGTTTGTGGTGCTTAACTTTGTGGAAGCGTTATGCCTTAGTTCAATCGGCGTGTCAGAATTAGTAATAAGCCTTAAAGAACCACTGTCATACTGAAGACGCCCATCGTAATCGTCGGACATAGGTGACTTCATGTCTATATAGGCACCACTTGGGCCACCCATCTCTATGTTTGCATACCCAGAACTACTTTCAATGCTAAACGTATCATCGGCAGACAAAGTACCTGTAACGACCACGCCGCCTGTAAAGACACCACCTGAAATTGGCATCTTAGTTGCAATGCTGTTAGTCACAGTAGTGCTAAAGTTAGCATCATCACCCAAGGCCGCTGCAAGTTCATTCAGGGTGTCTAGTGTTGTAGGTGCGCTATCGACTAATGCAGCCACAGAGGCGTCGATGTCGGCCTGTGTTGCATATCCAGAACCAGCCGCTTGAACTGCGGCAATCTGAGTTGCACCTTCAGTCTGCACTAGGCCAATCTGAGTTGTACCTTCGTCAATGACGTCTTGGACTGCGATAGATGGGTTCAGGGCTTCTACAGACTTGGAGAGAAGTAGGAACTCTTGGGCATCTGTAGTGCCGCTCGTTGCGTTAAGTTTAGTCTGTAGATTAGACTCAAGTGTTGTGAGTGTGACTGCCATGTTTATAATCCTGCGAGTGCTAGAGCCTTGACACCATCAATCAGGTTGTCAGTTTGGGTTTTGTTGTAGTGGTCTGCGAGTTCAAAAGTGCCGAAAGACATAATGGTTATGATGTCGGATGCAGTTGCTGGGCTACTCAAGACAATCTCAGTACCTGAGGTTGCCGTGTAGTCAGAAGGGTCCAATAGGACACCGTTAAGCCAGACAAAACAGTACGATGGATCAAATACGGCTGGGAAGGTTGTTAGAGAACCTGTGTATACACCCGCTGATGTCGTCTTGTTTGTCCCTACGAGGTAAGCCACAGACTGAGAGACACCGTTGACTGATGAACCAGCCGCTTGCCAACCTGACGTTGAGTACACACGCATGATCTGTGTGCTTAGGTCAAACCACAGGTCACCTTGTGTGACGTTTGCGCCTGTAGGTGCTGTCTGACCTACGAAGTATGTGTCGTTGAAGGATGTCAGACTGTTGATGTTCGAGGCCACTGTAGAGACATCTGCAATCGCTGATCCGACACTTGCCACTTCGGTAATGTTGGACGCTACAGTTCCTATGTCTGCTTGATCGGCTACTACTGCGGCTATGTTCGAGGTTATCCCCGCCACGACTGACACATCTGCATTGATGCCGCTGACAGTCACAATGTCTGCCATGTTGGTCGAGACGTTTGTGATGTTTGCAGCATTGGACGCAGCAGCGGTCACATCGGTACTGATTGCCGCCAAAGTCGAGATGTCAGCGTTGATACCTGAGACAACACCCAGATCAGTTAGGTTCGCCGCAACGCCTGTCACGGATGACATGTTGTTGCTTACGTTGACCACTGATGCACTGTTGGTGCTGACATTGGTCACTGAAGCCATGTTTGTGCTGACGTTAGTGACTGAGGCAATGTCATTGGCTACTGCTGAGACATCTGCGATTGCACCAGCAACCACCCCCACATCACCACCGACACCAATCTGTGCAGCCAAAGCATTCACGTTGGCTATATCGGTTGCTACTGTCGATACGTTGGTTATGTCAGTCGCTACTGTGGTCACATCCGCAATGTTGTTCGCCACAATCGCCAAGTCACCGTTGGTTCCGATCTGACCCGCAAGTAGGTTCAAGTTGGTCAGAGAGCCAGCCACTGAGTTGACGTTTGTAATTGAGCCGCCGACTGAATCGACATTGGTCACTGAGGCCGCGACTGTGTTCAAGTCGGCTATCTCAGGCACCAAAAGATTGACGTTTGTCAGAGCATTCGAGACAGCATTTACGTTGCCGATTGAGCCTCCAACAAGGTCCACGTTTGCGATTGAGGTCGCTACAGTCTGGACGTCTGTAATGTTGGTTGAGACAACGGTCACAGGCTGACCTGTGCCCAAGTTATTAGCCACCTCATTGACGTTGGTGATGTCACCAGACACAACATTGATAGCGTTGATGTTGGATGTTAGGGCAACTGTAGATACTGCACCAATGTTACCTGAGACGTCGATGACAGAGTTGATGTTCTGCCCTACGTTCACGACATTAGTGTCAGTCGCCCAGTACTTCGCTGAGTACTCGCCGTCTGCTACTGGGTCGACTAGTTTGGTTGCCCAATCTCGGGCCTCTTGCACGTAGGATTCAAGAGTATCGACTTCAGTATTCTGAAGACCTGACCCTGAGTAAAATGATGTTTTAGCCATTAGTCAGATCCTCAGTCGTTGTATGTTGCAATAGGCTGCATTGCCTGGACAGTTCCCGAGACCTCCGCGTCGTTTGCTTGCTCCTGTAGTTCCGCTAGGAATTGTGCGAACTTCTGTTCAAACAGAGGCCCACGCTCATCCAGGAAGTAGTCACTGGCATATCCTAGGGCGCCATATGTGATCAGGTCCGACGCAATGATTGCCAGGTCGTTTTCATCAGTATCAGCTGTCATCACTGTGAACTGACCATAGTAGTTCATTGAGATGGATCCTGATGTTGGGTAGGGGTAAACCTTGATGTTCTCACCTTCGCGAGTGAAGTACTTTGGTGTACCGTTCTCGCCTGGTTGTGACATCTCGACATACTTCGACAGAGGTACACGTGTCAGGTTTGTGTTCGCGTAGTACATGTCGATGATCTCCAGGAAGTCAGCTGGGATGATCAATGTCGACGTGCTTGCTGTTATGTTGTAAGTCTGTGTCTTTTCCATCGATGGGATCCGTAAGACACGCTGCGCACGGGCAATGCTCTGGTCGATAAAGGTGTTAGCCAAAGCATCACTACAGTCTGTGCGGTTTAGTAGCGCCTTGAAGTGCGCTCGGAGTTCACCTTTGTTCATCTGTTATCTCTTTTTTGCTGTCTTGGCTGCTTTCTTAAAGGCGGCATCTGTTGGTGCGCCTTTTGCACCCTTCTTGCGCATCTTCTCGCCACTACCAGCGGCTATGCGTTTCCGTTTGTTATCGATGTTCTTATAGAGTCCAGCTTTAGCCATATGCTTACTTGCCTTCTTTCTGACAGCCAAACTTGCTGCATGTCATTGGTGTCTTGCAGCCGTTGCAAGGTTTAAACTTTCCGCTTTTGTACATGGCTAGATCCTTTTGTCTGTCGCTAGGAAGGCATCGAGGTTCTCGTCTTTGAGACGCTTCACGATCTCTTTGCCCGTGGCTTCCCACACGTTAAAACCTTCGCGCATCCACTTCTCGACAACGACTGTCGGGATTGAGGCTACCCGCAGAAACTCACCAGATGGGGTTCCACTTGTTTGGTTACGTGTGTCTTTCAGGTCGTCCAGGAACGCTTTCGATATGTTCTGAGTATTCTTGCGGATGACCCTGTCATTGTCCTGGATGAAGTCCGTAGTGGCACTCAGGAGATTGACCTTATTCTTATCCATTGTTGTCCCCTTAAAAACAAAAAGAGGGACACCCAAGTCGTCCAGGGTAAGGAGAGCGGAAACCCCAGGACGACGAGGATGCCCCTCATCTGTGGACCCAGGCCCCGAAGGGCCTAGGCTATAGCTTATGACAAGCCCGTGATCTTCACAGAGTCGCCAAAGTTCATGTGCTTACATGAGTATTCGCCGACGATGCTGTGCTTGTCAGAGTCACCTGTCGCTGCAAGAAGTGTACGTGCGAATGGACGTAGTACACATGTCTTGAACATAGATGGGTCGACTAGCAGCGCATGGTCAGTTGCCAATTCGCGGTTTAACACGACTCGGTACTCACCATACGGACTGACGTACAAATCAATGGCGTTCACCAATGTCTTGCCTTGTGCAATCTCGCGGTTACGACCAGCTGATCCAGCAAACCCAGCAACGATCTGTGCGTCACCTGGTTTGATCATGAATGTGCTTACGTCTGAACCGTTGTCATACGCAGTTTCACCAGCTTCTAGAAGTTTTGCTTCTGTTAGTGGGTCAGTTGCGTTTGCACCAGCGTCAACAGCTGTCGAGATCTGGTTGATCAACGACGCCATCTTACGAGCCGCAGCACCAGAACCTGTTACAGATGCCTGGTCACGACCAACAAACGCCGCTTCTACGTCTTTCTTGATGCCTTTTAGGGCTTTTGACAATTGATGGGCTGTTTCTTTAGCACGCCCATAAGTTGCAATTGCATCAGCTGTTTTCGAGACCTGGAAACTTTCTTCCATGATCTGAGTTGTGTTTGAACGCATTGTAGTAGGCGTTAGAGAACCGATAGTCGCATCAGCCCCTTCAACTATAGCGTTATCCGCGTTACTTGAGCGAATCGCATCTTCTTGCCATTCAAATACACGCGCCTGTACTTTCTCTGACTTCATCAGAGTAAACATGGGCGTATCTAGGGGGGAAATATCCGAAATGATATCTGATACATCCTCTTTCTTACCGACCTGGTCGTAAGTAGTATATGTAGCCATACTAAAGTATACCTTCTATTTGGGTTTGAACTTAACGCTCCCAACGCGCCATGAGTGCTTCAGTCACATCATCGAGGTCCGTACTAGTCTTCAGACGATCACGCACTTTCTGCTGGCGTTGTCTATCGACATCTCTACTAGTTGGTGGGGCCTTCTTGGCTTTCAGAACGCGGCTCTTTGTCTGCTTGGTTTTGATCACTTTGGCCTTCGCTTTCTTGGTTTCTGCGGTGGCCTTAGTCTGATCATACAGACGTGCCTTGTTGAGGATCATGATGACCGTAGGGTCGACATATTGATCCACTTGCTCTTGGGGTAAGCCCTGGCTGACTGCATAGGAACGAATGTTGTTGTAGAGTTCGTCACCCCAGTCAGGCAGTTGCTCGGAGAGTACCTTGACGCAATTCTGGGCCGCTTCTTGCACTTGCTTTTGTTGTTGTGCCTGGGCGTCCTTGTAGAATGCATCAGCTTCCTCTTTTAGAAACTTGAGATCTTTCTCAGCTTCTGATGCCTCACGACGTAATGCCGCGAAATCCTCAGTGGACATCTGTCGACTTGCGACCAGCATGTCTACTTCGGCATATGGCTTCATACGCGCTTCAGCACGTTCCAAGAGCTTCTGATAGCTTAAATGTGTCTTTTGCAGCGCCTCATCTGCTTCTTTGCGTTTGGCAGCTGTTTCTTGAGACTTACGGGTTAATGATGCTTCTTGACCGTAAAGACGCTTTAGGTCTTTTAAGGATGCCTGTTTGGTCTCGCCGTCGACTTGTATTTCGACCAGAGTATCTTCAGACAACTCAACTTCCGTTTCATCATCTTCTTCAGTTGCCTCTGGTTCATCCTCGTCTTCGTCGAGTTCATCAGTATCAGGGTCCTCTTCAGTTTCTTCGACTTCTTCAAGGTCTTCTTCATCATCTTGTGTATCTGATGTCTCTTCGTCTGTCTCGCCGACAAGTGAGTCATCAGTCGCCTCTAGTTCCTCGTTGTTTTCGGATAGGTCTTCACCGTCCGACCAACGTGCTAGAAGGGCATCAGCGGCATCTGACAGGTCGTCGTATGCCTGGTGTTGAGTAGCTTCATTTGGGACGTTGTTCATGGTCCTATGCTTCCTCTTCGCTTATGTCGCGCTTACTAAGCACCTCGTCACGTACTGCGACTTGCTGCTTCAGTGTGTTCACCACGTCTACTAGGGCGCGATAGTGGTAATAAGTAATCGAGCGTTCTTTCGATTGCTCGGGCTGTGAGTTCACAAAGTTCTGGAATGTCTGTTCCACCAACTTGTTGACCACACGATTAAAGGCTTCCGACTTCAGGACCTGGTCCGCGTCTTCGCCTTGCTGAATGAGTTCTGCCTCAGTCATGCTGCTCTCTCTTTTGGGTTAGGGGGCTGGGAGACCCGTAGGTCTACCCAGTCGGTGAAGCGATAGCGCGGACGTCGTCTGCGGTTCTCGCTATCTCTAGTTCGGCTTTGTCGACGAATTGCTTGTGTTCCAATTGCGCCTCTTTCAGATCCATACTGTCGGACTGAATTGCAAAGCCTTGCTGTGCCTTCATTTGCTCCAGCTGTAGTTTCATCTGGGCAATTTGGGCATCCATTTGAGCCTTCATCTCGGCAACCTGAGTTTGACGCTCTTGCAATTCCATCTGCTTTTGTTGCATCTGCATTGCCATTTGCTGCGCTGGGTCTGGTTGCTGCTCTGGAAGCTCTGATGGTGGTGTCAGGTAGTCTTTGACATTCTTGATGCCGTTGTACTCCATGACGTGTGACATGAGCTTGTACTGGTTCTCTGGAGTGTACATCGATGCCAGGGTTGGATCCTGAGACATCATTGAATGTAGCGCCAGGTACTTCTGTGCTTCCTGTTCTTGCTCACCGTATCCTAGGTGTAGCTCGACAGTCACGTCACGTTTAGATCCCCAGTCACCTGGGCTGACCTCAACGTAGTCGCCAGCTATCTCAACGATCTTGGCTTGTGGTTCATTCTCGACCACCAGCTGATAAATCATCTGATACAGCGGACGTAGGAAGTTATTAGCAAAGTTGCGTGCAATGATCTTCTGGCGTTGCTGGGACATTGTCGCCAGCTGCTCAACCATAGCCGCTGAGTTCTGCTTACTGATTGCATCCT